CATAAAAAGGAGCCGCCGCGCCGGGCGGCTCCGGTAGGAGAGGATCAGTTGATCCCGTTGATGATGGGAATACTGCCATCACCGCCAACGTATGTAGGCAGTTCGCCATTCCAGAGGGAATCGACATTTGTGATCCGGTAGTATTCCAGCAGATTGCTATTCAGGCTGTCGTTCAAGGCGCGGTTTGCTTCTGCTTTCTTTTCGGCAACGTACAGCTCCGCGTCCGCCGCAACCTTGGATTTCTCCGCTTCGGCATTGGCCGCAATCAGATCAGCGTCCGCCGTGGCCTGTGCTTCGACGCGGCGTTTTTCCGCATCGGTTTCCGCCTTTTCCTTTTCCTGCTGGGCCTTTACTTTGGCTTCAACAGCATCCGTAAAGGTATCGGTGAAGTCAAAGTTGGTGACGCTGATATACTGCAAGTCGATGTTGTACTCTGCCAGCACCTCCCGCAGCTTCTTGTCCATCTGTGATGCAACGGCATCTCGATTCGAGATCAGGCTGCTTGCGTCGTAGTGGGCGACCACAGCCTTGACCGTTTCCTGCACACGGGGAGTAATCAGAGTGTCCTCATACTTCTTGCCGACCGACTTGTAAATCACCATAGCGTTTGCCTGATTGATTCGGTAGCCGACAGCGACCGACGTTGCAACTTCCTGAATGTCAGAGCTGAACGCCGACAAATCCATGCTCATTTCCTGAACACGGTTATTCATCTTGACGATGGACTGCCACGGTGCTTTGAACACCACACCGGCATCCTTCGTGCCATCTTCGACCTTGCCGAATGTGGTTACAATTCCGGTGTAGCCGGTTGGAACATAGGACACACAGGAAATGCCGATAAAAATGACGGCCACCACCGCCGGGATGATTGCAGCTCTTTTTTCATCATCCGAGAAAATCAGGACTGCCAGCGCAATCAGTGCAAACAGTGCGCCGATAATAAAAAGAATCATATTTCCTCGCTTTCGCTCATGCGTTTATGTACGGGCGAAAGCTGGATTAAATCGGATCGTGGTAAATAGGGACGCCACTTTGATAATCCCATTACAGGAAGCTCACCTGCCCCTCTGGATTCTTATTTTTCGTTTCGCGCGGCTTGTAGTCCTTTTCTTCGTTCAGGACATCAACCGGATTAAATTCAAACTGCTTGCAGCGGTTCGGGCTGACAATTTTCTTTTTATCCCGGATTTCTTTTCTTGCTTCACAGTAAATTAGATCGTCGTCCTGCAGGGACGCCAGTGAACAATATCTGCAATACTGGGTCATTTCACAGCTCCAATGCGTCGATAATCTCCGCTACCATATCATTTAGAAAAGCAGCAAGCCTACGCAGAAGTGACCTTTTGGGCTGGTTGTCGTTCGGCTTGCGGCTGTCGTTCTCAATTTCAATTCCGACAACATAGTTATTGTCTCCGACAACCGTTTGCTGGATTTGAATTGCATTATTTCCTGCCTTTTGAGACTGCTTCACATCCATACTTCGTCCCTCTCGTATTGATCTTTCAGGGCAAAGTAAGTATCGAAAATGAGCTTGTGCCCCGTCCCGGACGTTTCATGCTCGACCACTTCCCTGACGGGTAAAGTCACCCTTTCGCCAAATCGTCCCTTGAAAATTCTCATTTCAAGCGATCCATCCCGGATGTTTCGCATATATTCAAACCCATACCCATCCTTCTGGGCCTCTGCTGCAACTTCTTCCAGCGCTCTTTTTATCTTCACCGCTCACCCTCCAAGCGTCGGATCAGGGCATTCCCATTTGTAGTCCTTAAATTTGATTCTCCGGTTCGTGACAAGTCTGCCCTCCACGATCTCAATTTCCCTGTTGAACTCCAAACCCATTTCATATCCATACACGCGGAAATCCACATTGTACTTTTTGGACATTTCAATGTAGGGCGTTTCATCAACGTTCCATGCTGCTTTCATGCTTACAACAAGGATCGGCTTTTCATCTTCTCTGTAAGAATCCCCGTAGACCCCCTTTTCAACAAAGTTTCTTTTCGTTCCTTCGATATAAGCGTCCTCGATCGTATCCAAACGCATCTCGCGGGCTTTCGGATCATGTTCAAATACGACAGCGTCATCTACAAGTTCATCTTCGTATGAGCCATCTCTAAACCACTTTGTGAAGTAGCAGTGCAGGCATTCTTCCACCCACCGCTTAATATCTTCCGGCTTTCCGCGGATTTTAAGTTTTCCTTTTACCCAGTTCGCCATAGTTTATTCCTCCTTCAAAACCCATACTCTATGATTTCCACAGCCGTTCCACTTCTCGGCATTCTCGTGAGTGTCCACAGCTACATCAAGGTGTTTTCCCTGAATGGCGGCTCCTTTGTCCTGCACAATGCGGATTCCTACGCCCTCAATGTACAGAACCGTTCCATACGGAAAGATGGACGTGTCCGCTGCCACAGTGACGCCTGCCTGTATAGGCTGGCCGCTGGCCGTAATTCCGTGTCCTTCTCCGCAGATATGTTCGTACTGTTCTGTGCAATATGCCGTGCAGAAAAATGTACCTGCCTCTGTCAGCTCGATTTTCCTGTCCGCTGTTTCATCAAGGCGAATTTGCAGAGAATCAATAACTTCTTCGTCCTCTACAGCCCGATCAAGCCAGTTCTGGGCACGGCTTGCGTAAATATCCCGCTGGGTCTCAAGGTCTGCAATACGGCCTTTCAGTACGCCGACCTTTGCGCTGTTGACGATCTCAGCCGCGAAGAACAATACCAGAATCGCTTTCATTTTCCGTGTCATTTCTACACCTCGCTGTCGGTCATCTTTCTTCCCTGTACTTCATGCCGAGAAAGTCCGCGACGCCAAAACTTCCATCTTCGCAGCAATGCGTTTCATGCATAAGCGGTTGGTTTTCAAGTTTTGTCGGTGGCTCAATCCCGCTGGCGGCAAGCGCTGCATTAGCCATTGCTTTCCGAGCTGTCCATTCGTCACCAGTTCCGCCGTTGGTGAATGTTTTCCCGCACAGCCTGCACCTGAACGTCATGTAGTGTCCCTTCATTACTTTTTCCCTTCTTTTATTTCTTGCACGGGTGGCCGGAATCGAACCGGCTTGCCTGCCGATGGGGGATCAGAACGGCGGACAACTTCCTTGCTACACCCGCATATCAGAACCCACCGCGCAAGAGAGCAGCGCGGCGGGCCGGTCTTGGTCAAGCAGACCTTCCACCTTTGGCTTGGGTGGATCGGACAAGGCATTTCTTCGCTCATGCGGCGTGCACGCCCAAATCGGTTTCCGCACCGTCATGCGGGCGTAGCTTGGCAGAAAGGCAGCGTGGTCTTGCACCAGCTTACACGGGAGAAACGCCGCCATACGGCACCCTCTGCCCCTGTCGGTGCGTCAAATTATGGACAAACGCACCGGCTTCCATGAATACCTGCTGCAAAGCGGCGCGGACGGGGTGTGGCCCCGCTGGCGGTTTCCCCCTGCGTCGTTTCAAGGTTCAGCCCCGCGCCATATAAAAGCCGCCGCGCTGACGCGGTGCGTGGCGGCTCATTCATACCTTAGATGTTTTTGTATCAGCAGCACCCTTGGTTTTTTCGTAACGTTCACAGTTCGTATCATAGCCACTGCACGGCGCACACCGCTTGTGGGTGATCTCGAACGTATGCCTGCACTGTTCATTTTTGTGCAGGGCTTTTTCGGTGGGACTTCTGTTATGTACCTTCATTTACAGCCTCAAAAAGGAACTTCGTCGTAGTGGGTGGCGATCATATCTGCAAAGTGCAGACACAGGGCTTCCGGGTAGCGGTCATAAACGGCGCTGAGCGTTCCCCAGTCCTGCTTTCCGCTGTAGGCGCCCATGTGCCAGCGGATCGCCACGATCTCCCGCGCCGTCAGCTTGATATACTACTGTGCCATAATGACGCTTCCTTCTCCGTGGCCCACCAGACCGGCGTCAAAATATTCGTACTCACCGTTTCCCTTATCGCGGTACTGGCCCGCCTTGCAATAATCATGCAGGAGCGCCGCTGCAAGAACTTCATTCCGGTGGCACTTTTTGAAAGCGTGATTTGCCCTGCACAATTCCATTGCCGCCTCTGCCACGCAGACCGAGTGCTCACACAGCCCGCCGGGATGGTTGGAATGGTGCTTGATGCTGGCAGGCTTTTCAAAGAATCCCAAAGCCACCATCTGCTGCCAAAGGTTTTCAGCGCCCGGACGGTCAGCAAGGCCGCTCTCCGCCCAGAGAACCTCGAACTTTTCTTTCGGCTTCATGTCCTCGTACAGTTTTTCGTTATCCATGGTTCGGCTCCTTTTGTTTCAAAAATTCTTCCCGGCCTGCCGGGTATCTTGTCGGTCTGTCGAAAATCTCCGGGTGCTTTTCGAGCATATCCAAAAGCATCTCCCGCATGGACGCCGCCA